GAACCAGCGTATCTGCCAAACACGACCCAATCACCTTGTTTACACCAAGGTCCATTGGGAAACTTTTCTTTATCTTGATATGCATCATCACCAACGGCTAATACCATAGCGACTGTTGCAGTCAATTGTGATTCTTCCATTGTTTTATCTGTTAATAAAATACCGCCTTTAGTTTTATCCTTAGCTTTGAAAGGTAAAACCAAAATACGCCAACCAACAGGTTTTGGAAGTTTTTCTAATTCTTTTTTATCTGGCTTTGCAGCCTCTTTGGGGTTATCAAATTTTGTTTTTATATGATCTGGTACATATAATGTTTTAGTCATCTAGTTTCTCCTGTTTTTCCAGCAGGCGAGAAAGCTCCTGTTGGCATATGTCAAGCATATGTATCTTACCAAGAATATACTTATATTCTTCATAGTTTTCAACCCCTTGTGATAAAGATTCTATGAGGTTTTCTTTTATTTTTTTTAGTTCTTTTCGATAATTGTAAAGTATGTAATCACTCATATAAGAGTATTAACTCCTGGTATTTTTTTTTCGTAAATCATATTTTCACCGTCTTTTGCACAATACCATGTCTGTTCAAAACCCTTATTTACTCCATAGGTTCTATGATTACACATTCCAAGTCCCTCTTTGACAGCAAGTTCAACTGATTTAAGTGAGTAATCGTCACCAAACATAACACCCTCAGGTTTAAGTTTTGGCCACCAATTTATTATATCATCTTTCACATTGTCATATTCATGTGCTCCATCTATCATCATAAAATCTACACTAGCTTCTTCTATTTTTTCTAAGATTTCTGAATCGTCTGATCGACCTTGTAAAACATGCACCATATTTCTGCCTATGAAAAATTTTAAATTGTCTCTAAATATTGACGAAAAATCTTTTGGTAATTTTATATTTGCATGTTCTGATGAACCTTCAAAAGTATCTATGCAATAAATTTTTACCTCTTCTTTATTTGCATTCATTAATGAAGTAGCTAAATAATGTGTTGATCTACCTAAGAAAGATCCTATTTCAACAATAACACCATCATTAGGTATTTTGTCTACAATAATATCATAAGTTTCTGAGTAGTTGAACCAACCCGGTATATTAAAATACGTTTGTTTCATAGTTAAGTCCTTTTTTCTTTGTCTTAACTATTTGTATATTTTTAGGTGGGATTTTCAACCCTTGTGATTGTGGTCCCTTCTTCGGTGGGACTGTCTTCGTCAGTTTTTTCATTTTTACAAGTGCATCCTACACAGCCACACCAATTGCAAGATTGTG